ACGAAGGACACAATCGCTGAAGCGTCCTGCAGACTACTGGGCGGCAAACAACGGACGTAAACAGGAGTAACGTTTACGCCGTTATAAGCGTCCATCCCGCAAGATTCTCTAAACTTACCTGTAAAGAAAGTCTTGCGAGTGTTCACTTTGAGTCCAAAGGACTCAAAGAGTTCAATAGTCTTAGGCACCTCATCTACAGGGATAATGATATCATCACCGTAGATGTACACGTCGCGGGATACTTTTAAGATATTCCGCTTCGTGGGACGTAAGCTAAGCCTTAGCAACCTTGCTGAAACGCATAATGTAAAGAACATCATGCTTTCGATGGGGAAGCATAGGGCTGAACCCATAGACGCAAACTTGTACAATGGAACGATCGTCCCATTGGGCAAGCATGCACTGTGTGATCTACATGCAAAGATTGCATTCCTTAGATCGGGAACGCTTTCGAGCATGCGGTACACACAGTCCTTATGGACCCTATCGCTGGCATCGGACAAATCGATAGTGGCATACTTGCCACTACGAGAAGACTCCAATGCCAACTTAGAATTGATACCCTGATCAGTGAAGTTTAGCTGACCAGAGGTAAATTCGTTTCTCTCGAGGCTTTTAACAAGCTCCCGGAGAACGGATTGTTGTATGTATTGCATACATACTGGCTCAATTCCAATAACGCGAGGGCCTCTAAGGGTTTTAGGAACTGTGACGACTCTCGTTGGTCGTTCAGCTCCAGGTTCGCGGAACTCAACAGCTGCAAAGCCTTCTCCATCATTGCCATCTGGACGCGAATGTCCGTAGGCGTCGAAGGGAAAGTATAATTGCAGTCTGTCGTGCCACTCGCGGAGATCGTATTTAGCGTTGCCAAATACTCTCTCTGCTGTTGCACCAGGACCGTGAGATGGTCTAAGATCTCTTTGCGTTGTCCTTTCAGACAGCGCGCCGAGCGCCTCAGACCATAAAACGTCGGACGTTTGTCCGAACATTGCCCATCCCATAGAAGGGATAGAGTCAATTGTCCTGCTGAGTTCAGACTCACACGTGACGTAGCCATTGAGTGTTTTCCTTATTCTAGAGTTGGAACAAGGAAGACCAATTTTCTTCCACATCAAGCATATCTGCCTGATGCAGAAAATTGAATCCTCCATCGCAACGTCACGTAGCCTACCATCCACAGGGTCAAACACCTGACTGAGCAAACCTCCTAGAAATAGGGGGAGCGCTCCACGCTTCTTAAATCCTAAGAAGCATGTTGAGTCAACCCGGCCTTGCGCTAGACATCTTTCGAAGTCCGTCGCAAAACCTGGTAAGGTTATCGTCAAGAACGATAATCCTTCATGTTTGATCCTCCGAGACATAGTAATCTTGTCTCGGTGGGTGTCGGTGCCACATCGTATGCTCACATCCGTGAGCACACAACCAAGGAGAGACATAAGGCTTTTCATTCTTCCTCCATTACAAGAATGGGGTGAGAATCCATAGCTTTATGATCTGATTCACAATCTAATCAGGAAGCACACTGACATCTCTGTCAGTGTGCTACCTCTTGGAAGCTAAGCTGATAGCTTAGGAGCAAACGTTAGGCGCAAGCCTACACATCGCTCCTATTGCAACGTCCAGGAAACGATCATAGATCATTCCCGGAGCGCCAACAGTAAGCCAGCCAAGGCCAAGACCCGCAAGGATCATGGCTACGGCGTGCTTGATGTTGATCAACTTTCGCCTCCAAGGACCTTGAGTACGTTGGCAGACGTCAACCAACCAGTTAGTCCCAATACGTCATCTTTCATCTGAGTGTTCGTAAACCCCGCAAGGGGCGTATCGATCACCAGATAGTAAGACACCGTATTGGTGACGTTCTGTGCTGGAATGAACGGATCCGCAGAGACAGTCGTCCGATTAAGACGAACAACTCTACGATTCCTCTTGCCGTTCTCCTGATGAGAGATAACCAGTTCATATTCCGCAACATCTTCGCGGTATATAGACTTAAGTTCCTCTCTCGAGATTGCAGCAAGCGTTTGCGCAACCGCATTTACGGTCACGGTTTGTGGATCAGAAAACAAAGCATCTTTCCTTAGTGTTGGTAGAAGTGACGTTAGTCACGCTACCAGCGACGGGATATTCCCAGCGCTGATAGTATCAATGCCTGTTTCCCGGAAAGGGAGCCAGGCACTAAGCCAACACCAAAAGGTGATGCGCGGAACCTCTGTTTGGTCTCCCGTATCCTACTAGCTGAAGCAGCTACTGGAAACGGACTACCATTGGAGAGCTTCATGATGCCTTGTTCATCCACTTTCTCAGTGAATGTTCTCGACACCATGGTATAAGCATATTCCGCAACAAGGTTATCTACTGCGTTGCTAGACATGTTGGACAAGACGTCCCCCACGTTAACAGCCCAGTCGATTAACCATGAGAAAGGTAGCAACTCCCACAATAAAGAGGGTGTTGGGTTTAACCCAAACAATGCGGCTACGGCACGGTTTTCCCAGCGTAAGGAACCGATATCTCTTACGAAATATCGGAACCGAGCTGAGAACCATGCCTTAGTTACATCAGTCGTATAGACTGACCTCTGCATGTTGAGAGTAAAGTAGGAAGCGGTAGTAAACGTGGGGTACATAAAGCCCCCCGTTGATGTAGTCGAGTTGACTACAGTGCTTCCTACAGGAGCTACGTACACAGAACCCCTTCGTCTGACCGACCTGCCGTTATCCCGACGCAATTGGGCTAACCGCCGATCCAAGTTCTTAGTGAGCTTGTACATATCTTGTAGGTCTTTAACGAAAGGGAGCCAACAAAACTGCACGTTTAGATACTCACCACCCATACCCCTAAAACGATCTAGGGTAGTACGGGCTTTGAGTATTTGACGCAGCGGAATGGTTGGTATCATGCTAAGCTCACCCAGGAATTGTCCAAAATTCGCCTCCGGTTTCCCGGGGCGAAACTTGGCATATCCCTTAGACTCCAACGAGGAATAATCCGTAGGCGCCAACAATGTTGGTACCGCAGGACTATTACCAAAGAAGGAGGGTATCATCTGAGTATTTGACCATAACTGGCCGCCTCGGATGAACACCTTACTAGGGCTAAATTCATACCTAGCCTTAGAAATACTAAGAGCGCCACCCGTCTTGTAAGGCGGGCCGCGATGGGTAGAGTCTATGCATGTCTCGATCTTCCGAGCGATGTAGAATCGCTCGACATTCGAGCCCAAGAAAGTATCGCCGGTATGGCCAAGAACGACCTTACCGTCATACTTCAGGGTTCTAGATCGAGATGTGGACAACTTTCTCACTCCCCTTGGTTGAATAGTAC